CTTGACATTTGATAGCTGGTCTAATAGTCCTCTTGCTACATCTGTTAAATTTTTGTTTTTTTCTATCTCTACAAGAGTTATCTCTACATCTATATCTCCTGTTCTTTCAGTAACAGAAAAATACAAAGTTTGGATATAGCATTTAAAGAAAATATTAAATTCTGGAATAATTAAAGTTAATTTTTCCCTATCATTCTTTAACTTTTTTAATGTTTCCATAGAATTTGTAGGAGCAGCAGACAGAACAAAATTAAAAAAAGGAGATTTCATACTTGGTAAAAATGTTGAAAAGCTAATCTTTTCAGCTTTTCTATTACCAATTAATGTTTTTTCTCCTAAATCTATTATTTTTATAATTTGTAGATCCTGGTCACTCTCTATCCTTAGATCCAAAGGTGGAATTACAAAGAAAAAAGGAGTATTAGTACTATCTTTAACCAGAATAAATGTTGGTTTCATAGCATCATCTCCTTATTTGGTTATTTGTACAAAATTTCTCAATTCTGCAATTATTTTTTGCTTAGACATTTCTGCTGTTTTTTCTATATCAGCTTCATTTTTTATTACAACTCCCCCCATATTAACATTTACTTGAGGAGAGAAAGTAGTTGATAATGGAGATACAGGAGTTTTAAGCCCTAATTTATCACTAACTTTTTCTAGTTCTGTTTTTTGTCTTTCTGGTGGTTTAATTACATATTTATAACCATTAGAAATACTTTTATTATTCTTCTCTTGTGTTATTTTTTCTTCTAAATTTTCATCTTTTTTAATTTTCCTATATTTATATCTCTCATCATAAATACTAGCTACTTCTTCTGAATTATTAGATATAGGCTTAAAAATTAAATCTTCTTTCGCATGAGGATTTCCAGCTTCTGCTCTTTTATCAATAGTTTTACCATATTCATCCCAATATTCTTTTTTTCTTTTCTCGTTTTCAATAAATAACTTTTTTCTTTTTTCTTCTTCTTCAACAGTTTGTGGATTCATTTGCATAATCTTATTATTGACAGCTATTATTTCACTTTCGAGTTTATTTTGATTCGTTGATTTTCCTGTTGTTAGATATGAACCAATATTTCCACCTATTTCTCCTACTTTTCCTACTACTTTAAGCCCCCATATTACAGGTTCTAATAATGTTGCTAAATCAGAAACTAAATCTATGGTTGTATTCAAATAATCTATAACAGTATCAAAAAATGCTTGAACATTTTCTTTAGAGAAAGTATCACTATCTGTTAATTCAATGATTTTTCCAGTCAAATTTTCAATAAGGCTTGTTATAGCAGGTGCAGCAGCTTCTCCTATGTGTAATTTTAAATTATCCCAGGCACTCGCTAAGGCTTTTATTTTATATTCAGGAGTATTTTCTTGAAGTTTATTAAATTCTTCAGTAGCCCCTTTAGAGTTATATATTGAATTTGCTAAACTTTCAAAACTTTCTTTAGATGTTCCTAGGAGTGAAGTTATAATTTTCATCTGTTCAGAACCAAAAATAGTGGTTAAAATATAGTTTCTTTGTTCATCAGTCATTCTAGCAAGTATCGGTCTCATTTCTTCTACGATTTTTCTTAAACCTTTAAATTTACCTTGACTATCATATAACTTTAAATTTATAACTTTTAAAGCTTTATCTATATCAGGTGTAGACTTTGCAAGTCTTGTATAAACTGCAGCTAAGTTTCTTCCTGCTTGTCCTGATTTTATCCCATTGTTAGCAAGAGTTCCTAACAAAATATTTACTTCTTCCATACTTTCAAAACTTCTTGAGGTGGATGCCACATACTTATATGCTTCACCTAGTCCAGCTATATCAGTGTTCGCATTATTTGCTGTTGCCACCATAACATCTATAAGTCTGTCTGCATCTTCCAAAGCTAAACCAAAAGCTGAAATATTATCTGTTAATATATCTGAGGTACTAACCAAATCCTGTCCTGATGCAATGGACATTTTTAAAAGTTTTGGCGTCAATTCTAATACTTCATTAGTCTTCATACCTGCCATTGCTTGATAATATTGAGCCTCTGCAACTTCTTGTGCAGTAAAAGGCATAGTTTTACCAAGTTCTAAAACTTGTGATTTTAACTTTGCTGTATCTTCTGCTGATGCCCTCATTATTCCTCTATTTCTTGTAATAGCTGCATCTAATTTTGCATAGCCAAGATAGGAATCTTTTATAAAGTCAAATCCTGCCATGATTCCTTTAAAAGCTCCAAACCCAATTGCTAGCTTATTTAGATTTCCAAGACCATTTTTTATACATTCAGCAGTTTCTTTAACAGCTCCTTTTACCATTGTTGTATTTTTAGTAAAATCCCCTAATTCTTTGCTAGCTGATTTTATTTTTGAAGTAAATTTATCTTTTAATTCAAGAGTTGCACTTAATACATGTTCCAAAATCTCACCTCCAATAAAAAATAAAAGAGAGGATAAAATCTCTCTTTATAAGTCTAAAATTTGTATTATTTTATCAATATTTACTGAATGTTCATTAATAATTTTTTCTTCATATTTTATTAAATAATTTTGTGCTTTTTCAACTATTAATTTTAAATCTTTTTTTATTTTAGCTTCAATAACTTTCTGAAAGAACTCATTTTTTGAAGTATGAAACTTTTCTTTATATTCTTTTTTTATTGGAAACATTTTTATAAAATGTAATCCATGATGATAAGTTTCTTTTGTTGTACTATTTGGAGGTAAGGGATAAAATTCCCACTCTTTAGCACTTGGTGAAATATTAGATCTAAAAGGAATAGCAAAATCTATATTCTTATCTTTATATTTTAGTTTTAAAATTATAAGATAAGGTCTCTTTAAATTATCATTATGTAATAATTCGCCATCATCACAAATTTGAAAAAATTTTTTGTTAATAGAAACAATTTCTATTTTTACCATTTTCCCTCCATAAAAAGTAAAAGACTGGAATAAACCAGTCTTCATACGAGTGAATGATATTCTTACCGTCATTCCCGATTTAATTATCCTTAACTAATAAGGCTTTTGTTTATAACTTATAGTACCATAAAATTTTGAATGTGTAAAGTTTTTTATTTTTATTCCCTCTTAAAATGATATAATATTATTTTTTTTATTTTAGCCTCTAACAGCTAAAAAGATAAAAGCAAATATAAAAGTTACAACTATTGTTATTAATATAGTTTTTAGTAATCCAACTTTTTCAATCCAGTCTGCACATTTACCCCATAATGCAACAATTATCATTATAAGCCCTACAACAATTAAACTCATACCTATTTGATATGAAATAAATGAAGTGATAATCAAACCTGCTACAAATAAAATAGCTCCTATTAACCCTATCATAGTACCCTCCTAATAAAATTTATTATTAATTGTACTATAATTTTATATTTTTTTCAATTAGTATTCCCTGCTATCATAGCAAGTCCAACAATACTAAATATAACCAAAACAGTAATTCCCATAGATTTAAAATAACCTAATCTTTCAGTCCATCTATAATATTTCCCTGCATACACTATTATAAGAATAATTATAATTAAACCTATCATTTAGAATCCACCACCTTTTATTTTTTTTAATTATACTTTTATAATAACATTAAGTCAACTTATTTCTTCGACTAGGCATCTAAATAAAAAATATAACTCACTTAAAGATAAAATTCTAAGTTCACGGAGTGAATAACCTCTCAATACATATCTTGATATTGTAAAAGTTACCCAATCCGTTTTTATTAGTTTTTTATATCATCATCCATAACAGAAATAAATTTACTTATAGGTCCAGCTTGTGATATATCTGACTTTTCTAAAATAGTTTTAGCTAGTGAATAAATAGTTGAAAATGATAAAATCTTTTCAACTACTTCTGTTGGATTCATACTACATTTTAAACCATTTATTAATTTATCATCTCTAAAAATAGGACAAGAATTATAAATAATTTCAACATCAGTGTCTTGTTTGTTATCTAAAACTATATCTAAATAATCTTTACGGCTTATAGCCTCACATTCAATTTCTCTATCTAATTCTTTTACTAAAACTTTAAACTTTTTCTTTCCTTCTCTTTCTTTACCTCTTTTTAATAAATCATCTATACTAACTAGCATCTAATCCTCCTATTTTATATCATTTTCATATTTCAAATCTTCAGGTGTAAATCCAAATGGATACTCTTCCTCAACTACTTCTCCTTTTGCAATGTTGATTAAGTCTATTGAATTAAACCAAACATTATCTAAAGAAATTCTTTCTTCTTGTCTTCTAGGTGTATCTGGGTCAGATAAGTTAGTTACTATTCTAACTCTAACATCTCTTCCTTTTATCAATTTCTCAAGTATCTTTTTACCTCTTGAATATACTTTTTCAAGGGTAACACTACCCTCACCTTTTAAAGCTACAATCTTACTATCCACAGATAAGCCTAGTTGTACATCTTTTCTGTCAGCTGTTACTTTTGCATTTACTTTTGTAAATTCAGCTATTTTTTCATTATCTATCCAAAGAGTGCCGTGTGCCCCAGCGATGGTATGGTAGCCTCTTATATTTGTATCTGCCATTTTTACCTCCTATCACATCTTTATTGAAATTGATAGATTTGCCATAGTATCTGCAAATCTAACATCACCACTTAAAAATACATCATCACCAGATGGATATTTTAAGATTTCCATTTCTGTCATTTCTTCTAGATCCTTACCCTCTAAAACAATTAATCTCTTTTGTGCTTCTAAATCTATTTCAATCTTATTATCATAGTCTCCACTTAATACATTAGGAGCCATTTCTTTAAAATAAACCTTAGTAACATTAGAGCAGAAATTCATTTTATTGTTATAATCATTTATGTAAATTCCTAACCAATAATTTTTAAATGTATCTCTTATGTCATCAGTTATAAAGCACATTCCCTCAACTATTTTGATTTTTCTTGTATCTTTCTTCCAAGTGCTATCAAAAGTAGTTTTTGAGTTTACTCCATAATTAACCCTAACTTTTTCATCATCATTGTATAGAGAGAATTTACCAAGTTTTGGCTCATAGTAATCTACTTCTTTTAAATCAGTCATTACAAAGTTATCTGCAGAACGATTAAGAGGCATTCCTGCTATAAGTCCTGCTATTGCTGCAGTGTATTCTTGTGCTGTAAAATCTCCATATATAGATTTGTAAGTTCCAGTATTTCCTAGCTCAACTACTGCTACATGATCTGTATTGTCAGCAAAGCTGGAAACATATTTTACTGTTTTTCCTATTGCTCCATCATTTCCAAATACTTGTTTAGTCCAAATTACAAGCTTTTGGTCATCTGTTTCTTCTGCTCCTGGATAAGCTAACCAATGCATTTTTCTTTCTTTAAATTCACTCAAAACATCATCTAAATTTTCTCCTGTTTGCAATACTCTAATTAATATTTTCTTAGCCCCATAATGCATTGCTAATTTAATATACTTAACATTTTTAGCATCCCATTCATCATCTTTTAAATCAGCTATTGTTTTTAGAATATTCCATTTTATAGTTTTCTTAGTATCTTTTAATATTAAGCAAACTATACCTCTTTCACTTCTTTGTATAGCAGTTGTTGCAAGAGTTTTAAATTCTATGTTAATGTTTGGACTAGCTTTTATTTGTCCTACTTCATTTCCCATTAATTGCGACCTCCTTAAATCTTAATTTTAAAACCTTTAAATTTCACTTCTAAATCTTTCATAAGTTCATAATCATAAGGTTTTCCATATAAATCATATAAACTTAATGTAAATACATAATAACCAACTCTATCTACAATTTTTATATCTATATTTTTTAAAGTTAGAAATCTATCCAGTACATGCAAAACCTTTTTACCTTCTATTTCCAAAGCATTATCCAAGTTTTCTAAATTTTCTAATATTTCAGCATTAGTAAGTTTTCCATTAGTTTTGGGAAAATAGATAATATCAATATCTATAGTTTTTAGCTCTCTATATTCAGAATTAAATTCTTTTTTATAGCTAACTAAATCTATATAAAAACAAGGCTTTTTGACATTATCTATATCCTCACTATATGGATTTACTTTTAATTTTTCAGAAATAATCTTATTTAATGCATTCCTTATATCAACCCATTTCATTTCTTTATCAATCCTCCATAAAAATTTTTTAAATCTTTATAGAATTTAATTTGTCTCATAGCCACTGCTGTTCTAAGCATAAATCTTCCTTTGACAAATTTAGTTTTACTTCTCCCTACTCTATGACCGTACTCAACATGTGCCGCGTAGTCCGTCATATTAAACACAATCTGAGTAAATTTTTTTCCAGTTAATCTTTTTCCATTCTCTCTATGCCAACTATTCTTTAAGATTCCATTATCAACTGGAGTTAAATCCTTAACATCTTTCTTTAATTCTTCTGCTTGTAGCATTAAAAATCTTTCAGTAGATTTTGGGGCTTCTGTTTTTATTTCATCAAGAATTTTGTCAAACTCTTTAAACCCTTTAAGTTTCATAATCTACCTCATTTTCAGATACTTCTGTTAAGACTATTTCCTTGTGCTTTATTATGTTATATGCCAAAGGTTTTGATGCTTTGAAGATATAAATAGTTCCATCTGCTTTCCTTGTAACTTTTAGTAAGTCATTTTGCTTTATATCTACATCCAAACCTACAAACAACTTATATTCTTGTGAACTGCTATTGACTTGTCCTGGTGCAATGCTTCTCAACCATTTTTGAGAAAGTCTGCAAGGAATATCTTTTGAAACCTCTACATACTTTTCAAAAGCTCCACCATACTCATCTGTAGTAGTAACAGATCTAATAACTGTAACTCTATCATTATGTAACTTATCTAAAATACTCATACAGTACCAACCTTTCTAAATCTAAATAATTGGCTTTTTAAAGATAGAAACATTTCATCAGTAGTATTGCTAGATGTGTTATATTCTATTGTTGTATCTCCTTCTGTAACTTTAGAAACATTACCTTGTAAATTTGTTTCTTCAGTAGTTTTCAATGCTAAATGCTCTGCAAATGGTTCTATAAGCTCAACTGGAAAATCATTTCTATTCATAAAATTTAAAGATTTTCTAACTAAAATAGTTACTTGAATTTTCAATCTAGGCTCGTTGCTAATAGATGTTAATTCTTTCACTTTTTCAATTATTTTATTGTAAAGTTCTTCCATATTTCACCTCTAAAAATAATTTAATAATTAAAATATTTGTATATTTTTTATATTTAAAAAATACATTGATACTTATAAATAATAT